GTCAATATTGGAACCGCACACACAACAACAATCTCTAGGATTAACCCTGCAATCAAAGTTCAAAAAAATCAGAATTTGAAATTTAATCTTTCTGATAATTCTTTGTCGTTTACTAATGCTGGTGCTAAATTTGCGGCATTTGATATGTTCATCTACAGTGATTTATCATATGCAAATAAATTCTGGATTGCACCAAATTCCGATTCATTTGAAGTTACTAAATCTGGAACTGTTGGTATTGATACTGATGCAAACTTAACTCTTTATGTTAGTGACAATATCCCCACTAATCTGTGGTATAACTTTGAGACTGATAATATTGACATCAATCTTCCCATAAAGGTAAGAAGGTATACGGACACTTCAGTTTATAATAACAACCAAATCAATATTACTGATAATAAATTTGATGGTAGTTATAGTGTTGTAGGTGTAACATCTATGACTTTCGACTATAACATACCTTATAATAGAGATACTACTAATTTGTATGATCCAACCACTGCAATTCTTAGTTACACTACGAATTCCTCTAATACAGTTGGTCCTATTTCGAGATTGACCATCTTGAATGGTGGTAGAGGTTACAGATCTCTTCCTGGATTTACTTCTGTAAGAAGTTCTACTGGTACTGGTGCTCTACTACAACCATCAAGTACTACGATTGGTAATATTATATCAACAAAAGTTAACTACATTGGTTTTGGTTATCCATCTGACACAACTCTGAATGCTTCTGGTAACTTGCCGGAGATTTTAAGAATCGAACCTTTGGCATCATTCGAGTCTATTGGTATTAGTTCTGCTGGTTTGAATTATTATGAGGCTCCTGAACTTGTTGTAGTTGATGGTACATCAAAACTACAGATAACTGATGTAAAACTAGATTATGAGTTAGATGACACTGAAGTTACTATTGTAGAGAACACTATCTCACTGAACAATGTCACTCCAGAAATTATTCCTATCAATAATTCGAATGGATTTGGTATTAGTTCTATTAGTTACAACTCTGCATCAAAAATTGTAAGACTATCGTTATCTAAACAGTTTAGTGATCCTCAAGACTGGCCATTTAAGGTTGGTGAGACAGTAATTGTTGAAAATATTGCGATTGGGTTTAATACTACAGGAAAAGGTTATAATTCAGAGAATTATGATTATGCATTATTCACTCTAACTGCAACTGATAGTAATCTTGGTGGATCTGGTTCATATATTGAATATGATCTTTCAGATTATCTCGGTGATGGGGAATCTCCTGGTGAAGTAACAACCTTTACAGTAGGAAAAGTAACTCCAAAGACATATTTCCCAATTTTTGACATTAAACTCAAAATTTCAGATTTCTTTGATGGAGAAAAGGTTTCGAATGAAGATAGTGTAGGTGTAGTAGAGAGATGGGATCCTGTTAGTGAATATTTGTTCGTTTCTACCAATTCAGATTTCGAAATTGGTAGTATCATTGAGTCCGAAACATCTCAAATCAAGTCTAGAGTTAAATCCAAGATTGATTTTAACTCGACCATTGGTATTGGTGCAGGAACAACATTTATTGATGGTTGGCAATCAAATTCTGGCTTCTTGAATGACAATTTACAAGTCATTCCTAATAATGAGTACTATCAGAACTTCTCATATTCACTCAAATCTAGAATTCCTTATAAAACTTGGGATGACCCAGTAAGTTCTCTCAATCATACTGCAGGTTTTGATAAATTTGCAGATTTGGTCATCGATAACAATGCTCCTAGCAATACATCGCCAAAAGAAGTAACTATCGATACGGTGGTTGATCTTATTGGTGAGGGTAATCTCTATTGTTTCCCAGATTTTGATGGTGCAACAGAAACTACTATCGATGTTGTCAATGGTAAGACTGTATCAGACCAAATTATATTCGAAAATCGAATTTTACTAGATTACTTCGAATCTAGAGGGAATAGAGTATTAGAACTGGACGATCTTAGCAGTCAATTTAATAGTAATGCAAGAGATACAAGATATTCTATTGTAGACTTCTTTGACAATAAATTCTACTTCAATAAGTTCTTTACTTTGGTTCAGGATAGAGAAGTTAGAAACAGAAAACAGTCTAGTATTGTTTCTGTTGCACAAGATGGAACTAGAGGTTATGTTAATCAATATGGAACTTTAGATACTGCAATGTCTCTAGGTTATTTTGACTATATTGGTGCAGGAACTAGTTCATGGGGTCTAACTTTCTATCCAACTCTGTTTAAGTACAATAACTATGATATTTCTTACTTCACCTTCAGTGGACTGAATGATGTAACTGGAATTGGAACTCAACAAATTGGTAATGTAGTTAAAATTTCTACTGCAAGTACTAATGTATCCGTTGCAACCACTACCAATCTGGTATCAATTTCTTCTACCTACAGAGCTGCAAAACTTCTTATTCAAATGGAAGATGCAGAAAATAACTACTATGGTAATGAACTTAATATCCTTCACGACGGAACAAATGTAACTACTCTTCAATATGGGGCAAATGACAATAAGGTTGGTCTTGCGGGTCTACCAAGTTCTGGATTTGGAACATATAATGCATACATTTCTGGTGGACTTGTAAAAGTTGACATTATTCCGACTGTAGGAACTGCGGTTACTGCAAATGTAAGTATTGTATCTATTGCTGATAATAGTGCTTCTGGAGTTTCTACATCAAATCTTGTAGTTACTAATCTATCGTCTTATTCCAAGTCTATTGCATCTTCGGGAACTCCTGTTGAAAATATTGTTGCATCTTACACATCTCCATTCAATTCGGAATATTTTATTGTATCGGTAGAGGACACTACAAACAACGAATATGAGATGTTTGAGGTAAATGTCCTTGATAATGACACTGTAAACAGAATTGTAAAATATGGTGATATTAGAACTAATGTAGGTCTTGGAACAGTTGGTGTTACGAATAGTAGTACTGAAACTCATCTCGTATACACACCAAATCCGAATATCAATGTTGAAGTAAGAGCATTTGGCATTTCTCTTAAGAATTTCAACAATATCGTTGGTATTTCTTCAATTGACCTCGATAATAACATTCTATTCTCCGAATATGGAACATACACTGGTACAGAGTTCGATAAAAAGACTTCATTCAAGTTACAATCGAATAATCTAGATGTATTCCAAAGAAGTTTTGTAGGGAACAGTACTTCTGTAGTTAATACTACGGGCAATCAAGTTGTTTTGGAAGACCACTTCTTCGTAACTGGCGAAAAAGTTACCTACGATTACGAAAACTCTATTCTATCCACTGCAAACGCTATTGGGATCGGAACGACAAGTGTATCTGGTGTATCTACTGATAAACTTCCGTCTACTTTGTATATTGTCAAATATAGTGAAAAGTCTGTAGGGTTTGCAAAAAGTGCAGCAGATGCATTGAGTACAGTTCCTGTTGTATTTGATTTAACCTCTGTTGGTATTGGAACATTCCATAAAATTACCGCAACTAATCAGAATGCCAGAGCATTGTTGGCAATTGATAATATGGTTCAGTCACCTGTAACTGAAGTGAATATTGAAACACAGTTGTCTGAAAGTATTGTATTTGATGTAGATTTTGATGTTGTTGGAGTTACTTCATTCAAGGCAAATGATTTACTTAAGATTGATAATGAGATTATGCTTGTTCAGAACACGGGAGTTTCTTCTGAGAATAGTCTCAAAGTTCTACGAGCACAGATGGGAACGCAGGTTGCATCACATAACATAGGAACTTCAGTCAATTTACTTGGCGGTAACTACAATATTGTCGATAATACAATCCACTTTGCTTCTGCACCATTTGGAGCAACTCCAATTGGAACTACTACAGCAGGACCTGATAACGTAGATTGGGTTGGAGTTACCACGTACTCAAGTTTCCAAGGCAGAACCTTTATGCGGAGTGGCATCCTTAATGATGACATTGATACCTATGCAACTAACTATACGTTTGATAATATTCAAAGTGGGTTCAATGGTCAGAGAAAAGTCTTTACTTTGACTCAGAACGGTGAGAACTTAGTTGGATTTGCAACCAACCAGGCGATAGTATTAAATTCAAACATCCTTCAAGAACCTCTGGGTGGTCAGATAACATCTGGTGACTATAGTTTCCTTGAAGTTGCGGGTGTTACGAGTATTACATATCTCGGTGATAGTGTCTCATCTGAAGAAGATCCAAATAAGGCTTCAATTCCTAGAGGAGGAACACTTATCTCTGTGGGTTCTACTCCAGGTTTTGGTTTCCAACCATTAGTTAGTGCGGGTGCTTCAGTATTCGTCAACTCTGGTGGTACAATCAACTCGATCAGTATTGGTAATAGTGGTTCTGGTTATAGAACTGGTATTCAAACTAATGTAGGTGTTGGTATTATTACATCATCTAACGGAGATGTTCGAGTTATTGGTATTGGTACTGCAAATATTGTTGATGGTCATGTAGATAGTATTGATCTTTATAATCTTGGTTCCAACCTTGACTTCAACAATCCACCTGTTGTTGTGATAGACAAACCTCTTGGTTACTCAAATATTCCTTTGGTCTATAGTTCTAATTCTGTACCTGGAGTTGGTACTGGTGCAAGAGTTGATATTGTTGTTGGACAAGGTTCTAGTGTTATCAATTTTGATATTGTAAGTGGTGGTTTTGGGTATAATGTTGGGGATAAACTCAATATTGCCATTGGTGGTACAACAGGTGTTAAGACTGACTCAAGTCTTCCATTCATTCCGTTTGAATTAAGTGTCACTGACGTATATCGAGATACTTTTAACGGGTTTACTGTTGGCGAACTTGATGTATTTGATAGTGTCAATGATTTGTTTGACGGTTTAGCTACAAAATTCCCTCTTACGATTGCGAATAAACAATTTGCAATTGAAGCCAAGAAAGGTTCGAACATCAATCTTGCTCAAGCATTAATCGTAACAATCAATGATGTTTTGCAAGTTCCTGAAATTTCATATAACTTCACTGGTGGTGGTTATGTAGAATTTACAGAACCTCCCAAGAAGGGTGACACTTGCAAAATTATCTTCTATAAGGGTACTCCAGATGTTGACGTTGTTTTTGTTGACATTCTAGAAACCGTTAAAATTGGTGATACATTACAACTGAAGAATGATATCGCAAAAGGTCAAACTTTTGGTTTATATCAAGACCCAAGAGTAGTGACCGGTATTACCACTTTGGATACTGTAACCACTCTTGCATATAATGGTCCGGGTGTTACTACAAATACTGCACTGGTAAGACCCGTTACTTGGTGTAAACAAACTGACGATATTACAATTAATGGTGACTTCGTAACTAAAGATAGAATTGACCAGGAACCTTATATCTATCCTGCAGCATATCTAACGTCATATGTTGGTTTCACTAGTGTCTATGGTTATGTTGATAGTATTAGACCGTTGTTTAACTCTAGTAGTGAAACAAATCTTCTGGATTACCAAGATAAGATTGTAATTATTGACCAGGGAACTATCGATGTTGCAACTGCTACCGCATCTACTGGTGCCGGTGGAATAATCACATCATTTACTGTAAGTAATGTTGGTGCAGGTTATTCCTACTTAACAACTCCTGTAGTGTCAGTTTCTTTACCAGATGATCTCAATGGTATCAGAGCAACAGGTATTGCTTCAGTAACCGGTGATGGTGTGGTATCAATTTCTGTATCTAATGCAGGAACAGGATACACTCAGGCACCTAATGTTCTCATTCAACAACCTTCTGTTAGAAGAGAGAAAATTGGAATTACCTCATACTTCGGTGATTATGGTAATATCGTTGGTTATGCACATTCAGGTATCAACACCGCGTTTATTGAACTGTATATCCCAGAAGATTCTTATATGAGAGATGAATCTATTGCAGGTGTTGCAGTTACGGTCAGTCAATTGATTCCGGGTGATTTCTTCATCGTCAATGACTCGAATGTGGGTATATTTACTGACAATAACTTTGATGGAATATATTATGTTAAGAATGCAGAAAATATAACCAAAGATCTTTCAAGTATTGGTCTTGGTGTAACTGCCGTTCGAAGAATTGAGTTCACAAGTCAGGGTTATTCTTCTGGTTCTGGTGTATTCGATAATTCACGTATTTTCGGTGAATATACATGGGGTAAACTACAGTTCATAAACAGAGTTCCTACAACTGCTCTAGAATTCTTCCCTGAAGGATATAGTGGATTATCATCATCACCTCTTGTACAAAGATTCGAACCTTTGAAATTTAATAATTATAATGTTTAGATAAATACAAACATAGAAAAGGATTCTGTATAAAAGATGGCATACCAAGGTATTAATACGGGTTCATCTCCCAATAGTGGAACAGGTGACTCACTTATTGAAGGTGCCGAAAAGATTAATAGTAACTTTGTTGAACTTTACAACATTGTTGGTAATGGAACAACCACCTTCGTTGGTGTTGTAACTCAAATTACTGCTGGTACTAATGTCAGTATTAGTACCTCGTATGGTTCTGTCGAAATATCTGCACCTACACCATCTCAGATAACCACTACAAACTTGAATGTAAGTGGTGTTTCTACATTAGGTGCTATCTCAGTAACTGGTGTTACCTCAATAACTGGTGCAACATCAATTGTTGGTGTCACATCAGTAACTGGTTCAGTATTGATTTCTGGTATTACCACACTTGCGAGTAGTGGTGGTATTACTACAACTGGTGGTGACCTTTATGTTGGTGGTGATTTATATGTACTAGATGATGTCGTCTACGATGAAGTTACTGGTAGAAACCTGAATATTACTGGTGTTGGTACTCTAGCAGTATTGGGAGTTAGTAGTACTTCAACATTTGATGGTAATGTAAGTCTTGGTTCATCTCTAAATGTAAGTGGTGTCTCAACATTTACTGGTAATGTAAGTCTTGGTTCATCATTATTGATGACAGATGATAAACAATTTATATTAGGTGAACAATCAGAATTTACTATCTTCCATAATGACTCTGATGGCAATGTCATTAGAGCCAATGTGGCCAGTCTCAATATTAAGGCAGATACCCAAAACTACACTAGTGGTGCGGGGACAACTCAGGTCATGGCAACCAATGTTGATGGCAACTTTGGTGTTGAATTCTACTATAACAATAACAAGAGACTTGAGACAAGACATGGTGGTGTTGATGTATTGGGTTACTTTAAAGTAACAGGTATCTCTACTCTGGGTATTGTTACTGGTGCAACATATTATGGGGACGGATCAAATCTAACAGGAGTTGTTACATCTCTTACTGGAGCAGATGGTTCTGCAATGGTTGGTGTTGTTACAACTTTGACTGGGGCGGATGGTTCTGGTATGACCGGTGTTGTTACGACCCTTACTGGTGCTAATGGTTCTGGTATGATTGGTATTGTGACTTCAATTATTGCTGGTTCTAATATTACACTTACTGGTGGTCCAACAGGTATTGTCACCATTGCATCATCGGGTGGTGGTGTGGGTGTAGGTACGACAAATGTAAGTACTAATTCATTGGTCGTTTCTGGTATTTCTACACTTGGTGTTGTGACCAGTGCAACATACTATGGGGATGCCTCTTATGCAGTCTCTGGAAAGTGGGACTTGGGTGCAAATGGTAGTTCTGATTATACCTTTACTGGTATTGGATTTACAGTTACTACAAATGATCCGGTTATTTACCTCGCAAGAGGAAATGTCTATGAATTTGTAAATAATAGTGGTGGAGGTCACCCATTCCAAATCAGAGTATCGAACGGTGGTGCAGCTTATAATAATGGAGTAACAAATAATGGTGCTGCATCAGGAACCATTAGATTTGAAGTTCCTTATAATTCACCAAACTCATTGTATTATCAATGTACTTCTCATTCGGGTATGGGTGGAACTGTTGTGGTATATCCCGACCTGTTTACAGTCTAAATAACAAAAAAGTCTGGTAAAAATGGCTGCGATAATTACAGATCAATTACGTATTTTGAATGCGAAGAATTTTGTGGATGATGTCCAGAATTCTTCGAATTCTTACTACGCTTGGATTGGTTTACCAGACCCTGCTGATTTTCAAAGTGACTGGGACTCGAATCCTCCGGCACCCAAGGATAGTTTGGATCAATCCAATGATTATTGGGATACGATGTTGGCTCTTAAGAGAATCAACTCTGCTGATGTGAGTCAGGTTGTTAGAAAGATTGTATGGCAATCTGGAACCACATACGATATGTGGAGAAATGATATTACAAGAGATAACCCATCTCTCCCATCTAATTCATTTGACATCTATGACTCAAATTTCTATGTAATGAATAGTGAGTATAAAGTTTATATTTGTCTGTTTAATAATGCAAACCCAGAAAATAGTTATAGAGGTGGTCCATCACTAGACGAACCAAACTTTACTGACCTAGAGCCTAGAGAGGCTGGTAGTAGTGGTGATGGATATATCTGGAAGTATCTTTATACCATCAAACCAAATCAAATCATCAAATTTGATTCTACAAGTTATATTGCGGTACCAACTGATTGGAATACTAATGCATCTTATGCTCCAGTAAGAGAGAATGCTGCAAATAGTGGTGAAATTAAGATTGTAACTATTAGAAATCGTGGTGTTGGTATTGGAACTGCAAATGTTACCTATACCAGAGTACCTATTCTAGGTAATGGTAGAGGCGCAGAAGCTACTGTTGTTATTAATAATGATGCAAAGGTAGAATCTGTTACCGTTTCTAGAGGTGGTAATGGTTATACTTTTGGCACACTAGATTTGAAGAGTGGTGGTGTACCAAATGGAACAATTGCTCCAGTCTTTGATGTAATCATTCCTCCTCCTGGAGGTCATGGTGCTGATATTTACTCTGAACTGGGTGCATATAATGTTCTGTCTTATGCAAGATTTGAAAATGATACCCAAAACCCTGACTTTATTACTGGTAACCAATTTGCCCGAGTAGGAATTGTAAAAAACCCAACAAATTACAATTCTTCGTCATTTCTTACCAAAGACAAGGCAAGTGCTTTGTATGCACTCAAATTGGTAGGTACTGGTTATAGTGAAGCAGTATTTGCTGCGGACTCCTTTGTAACTCAAACTGTTGGTCTTGGTTCTACTGCTGTTGGAAAAGTTGTCTCTTATGATGAACAGACTGGTGTTCTAAAATATTGGCAAGATAGAAGAACTTCTGGATTTAATACTGACGGAACAAAAAATACTGTTCCTGTCTATGGATTTAATCAACTAGAATTTACTGCATCACCAACTAACGGAGGTACTGTTAATATTGTTCCTACTTCAGGTAATACATTAACTATTGATGCTAACTTTACCGGCGTTTCTACGGCAATAAATAGTAGGACATACTACTTGGGTCAGGAATTCACAAAAGGAGTATCAAATCCAGAATCACAAAAATATTCTGGTGATATCATTTATGTTGATAATAGACCTTCTGTTACCCGATCCTCTTCTCAGAAAGAAGATGTTAAAGTTATCTTGCAATTCTAAGAGATATGCCACAGGAAACTAATCTAAACGTCGCTCCATATTTTGACGACTTTGATCCTAAACAAAATTATTATAAGATTCTTTTCAAACCTGGCTATCCAGTTCAGGCTAGAGAATTAACTGGTCTACAGTCAATTCTTCAGAATCAAGTCGAAGACATGGGTAACCATTTCTTCAAAGAAGGTGCTAAGGTTATTCCTGGTGATTTGACTTATGTCAAAAACTTTTATGGAATTCAGATTGAACCCGAGTTTCTTGGCATACCTGTAAGTGTATATCTTGATCAGATAGTTGGGACGATTATTACTGGACAATCGTCAAATGTAACTGCACGTGTTGTAACTTATATTACTGAAGGTGAATCAGATAGAGGAACTTATACATTATATGTTAACTACGAAAACTCATCTTCTGAGGAAGATGTAAGTACTTTTATTAGTGGAGAAGTTTTAACCACAAGTACAAATATTAATTACGCATCGACTTTCATTGCATCTGGCGAAGGATTCTGTTCTACAATCCCCCAAAATGCTCCTGTTATCGGTTCGTCTTTCAACCTTTCACAAGGAATTTATTTCCTGAGAGGTTATTTTGTTGATGTTGCAACTCAGACTCTAATTCTTGATCAGTATAGTAATACTCCATCTTATAGAGTTGGTCTTGATGTTATTGAGGAGATTATTTCTTCCGATGTTGACCCATCGTTGAATGATAATGCACAAGGATTTAATAATTATACTGCACCAGGTGCAGATAGACTTAAGATAACCGCAGTATTGGCTAAAAAGCCTCTCGACAATTTTGATGAAAGTAACTTTGTTCAACTTTCAGAAGTTAGTAATGGTACTCTAAGACTAATCAATAGAGATACTGAATATAATTTTCTAGGTGATGAGTTTGCGAAAAGAACTTTTGACGAATCTGGTCATTATTATGTAAAAGAATTTGTTACTACTGTAAAAAACAGTCTGAACAACGAAGAAGGAAACAGAGGAATATATAATCCCGGTCAAACTACCGAGTCTGGAAATACACCTGATGACAATATCGGAGTCTATAAAATTTCTCCTGGTAAGGCATATGTCAAAGGTTATGAAGTAGAAACTATCGTACCTTCTCTAATTGATTTTCCAAAACCAAGAGCAACTAAACAATTAAAGAATCAAGGTCTTAATTTTGGTTTCGGTCCAACTATAGCACTTAATAGAGTCTTTGGATCTCCGACTATTGGTATTAATACCACAAATACTCTGAGTCTTAGAAGTAGAAGAGTTGGTTCAAATCAAGAAACTGCACCAGGTAAAGAAATTGGTATTGCAAGAATCTATGACTTTGCACTTGAGTCTGGTTCTTACGACACAAATTTCCCAGACTTAAATGTTTGGGATCTCTCACTTTTCGATGTTCAGACATATACTGATATCACACTCAACGAACCAGTAACACTTAATACATCTTCCTATGTTAAAGGTGAGTCAAGTGGTGCAACTGGATTCCTTAAGTATTCTGTGAGTGCAGGAACGGCAATTACCGCATATAGTGTTGAGGGTGATTTCTTTAAGGGTGAGAGACTTCTATTCAATGGAGTTCTTGATAATGCAAGATTTGTTACCGAGTCAACTAACTTCTCACTGTCAGATACTAAATCAGTATTTGGTATTGTAGGAACTGGCAATACGTTTACTGCGGACATTATTCAAACCCCAGTTTATGATATTGGTAATGCAACTTGCTCACCACAGATTGCAAATTCCTCAAGAATCTCAATTCCAGTAGATCCCGGTTTCTCTTTCGTTGGTATTGCCACTGTTGGTAACCTTGTAAGGTTCTCTAGAACTAATCTAGATGCTGCAACATTTGCAAGAGTAACTGGAGTTGGTAGAACTAATATTACAGTCAGTGGTGTAACAACAGTCAGTGGTATCTGTGATGGTGAACTTCCTGCAGCAACTGAAACAATTTCAAATGTACAAATAATCAGTACCAGAGCTCAAAGAAATGCTGGTTCTGGTAATATTACTGATAACGAATCACTGTACAGTGCATTCCCTAAAAGTAATGTTGCATCTGTAGATTTAATTGATTCTGATATTGTTATCAGAAGACAGTATAATACAAATATCACATCTAACTCTACTGCAGTTATCAATGCCGGAGATAACGAAGTATTCTTACCCTTTGACGAAGAAAGATATACTTTAATCAGATCAAATGGTCAGACGGAAGTTCTTACCCAAGATAGATTTGTATTTACTAATGGATTTGCATCAGTTCAAATTACTGGTCTGGGTGCAAACGATGTTAACACTCAACTCATTACTACAATCAAAAAAAGTAATGTTACATCTAAAACTAAACTAAATTCTGTTTCAAACAGTATTGTTATTGACAAGTCAAGTTCATCTGCCTCTGGTATTGGTTCTACAACTCTAGATGACGGATTGGTTGCAGGAGATTACCCGTTCGGAACAAGAGTACAAGATGAAGTTATTTGTCTGAATACCCCAGATGTGACTAAGATTTATGGTGTATTCCAATCTAATGATGTAGGAGACCCTGTTGCTCCATACATGACACTATCTCAAATGGATGGTGTTAGTGGAACAACTAATGATTTACTTATTGGTGAGACACTGACTGGTCAAACTAGTGGTGCCAAGGCAATATATGTTGAGAAATTTACCGATACTAAAGTATATTTCATCTACTTGAATAGTTCGACTTTCCAAAATGGAGAAATCATATCCGGTAATCTGTCTTCGACCAATGGTATTGTAAACAGTGCAAAACTGGGTTCTAAAAATATCACCAAAGATTTCAAGTTCTCTAATGGACAGAAAGGTGGATATTATGATTATTCAAGAATTATCAGAAAGGGTTCTGCAGGAATTCCTTCTAGAAGACTGAGAGTTTACTATCAAAATGCACATTATGATCCTGCAGACCAAGGTGATATCACCACAGTAAACTCGTATAATAATTTCGATTACGCAAAATTGTCCACAGTAAATGGACATAGAAATTCTGATATTATTGATGCAAGACCTAGAGTAACTGATTATACTGTTGTTGCTGGCGCAAGATCACCACTGGAATTTGATGGTAGAAACTTTACAGATGATGTTGATGGGAATCAACACAGTTCTACCCATATTATTGCTTCCGATGAAGTAATGACTCTTGGTTACGAATATTATCTTCCAAGAGCAGATAGGATTTATATTGATAAATCTGGTTCTATAAGTGTAATTGAAGGTACTCCTCAGGACCAACCAAGACTTCCTGATAGTATCAGTGGAGCAATGAATATTGCGAATGTTTTTCTACCCGCATACTTATACAATACCTCTGATGCAAAAATTAATTTTGTAGAGCATAAGAGATATCAGATGACTGATATCGCTAAACTTGAACAGAGAATTAAAAATCTTGAGTATTACACTTCCTTGAGTCAGATTGAGACAAATACTCTCAATTTGTTTGTAGAAGATGCAAATGGTAATAACAAGTTTAAGTCTGGTATTTTCGTAGATAACTTCTCTTCTCTTGAACCACAAGATTCTACGATTGGTATCAAGAATAGTGTTGATACTAAGAAAGGTATTCTAAGACCCTCCCATTACACTACTGCAATTAATCTTCAACTAGGAACAACTGCGATTCCTGGAATTGGAGCAACTTCTGATGCAAACCAAGATTCCCAATTTGCAGAGATTGTTGGTAATGGTATCAAGCAAACCGGAAGAGTTATCACTCTTGACTACACTGACCAAGTTTGGTTGACACAACCATATGCAACAAGAATTGAAAGTGTCACTCCTTTCCTAATTCAGTTCTGGCAAGGTACTGTTAAGTTGACTCCAGATGTTGATGTTTGGATTGATGTCAATAGACTCGAAATCAACAATGTAATGATGGAAGGTTCATTCCAGGGTATTGCAGAATCTCTTGGTGCAGAAGTCACAACCAATGCTGATGGTTCAAGAACTGGTGTAAGTCCTGTTCTCTGGAATTCATGGGAAACCGTTGGTGTCAACTTGGATATGTCATTGTCAAATGACCAACAATTCCTTCAAGGTGCATCTGATGTAATATCAAATGGTCTTGTAGACAATCTTCTTCGTGGAAGAGATGTTGGTGTTGATCAGATCATCGACGCAAGTGATGCAATTGTCAATAACATTTCTGCAAGTGGTGGAATTACACTGGATCAACAAAGATCTGGAACCCAATCAACAGTCAATGAAGTAATTGAGACAGAATCTCTTGGGGATAGAGTTGTAAGAAGAGATATCATTCACTTCATGAGATCTCGAAATATTGATATTACTGCAACAAAATTCAGACCTTACACTAGACTTTATTCATTCTTTGATCAAGTAGATGTCAATAAGTTTGTTGTACCCAAGTTGATTGAAATTGAAATGACTCATGGTGCATTCGTTGTTGGTGAAACTGTTAGAGGTAGATTGAATAACGGTGGTTCTAGAAGAAATAATTCTAGTTCCGTTCCACGTATCGACTTTAGAGTTGCAAAGTCTGACCATAAGTACGGTCCATATAATAATCCAACGGATTTATATGACCAAAGTCCATATGATAGAAACGTTTCTGTCAATTCTGTTTATTCGGAATCGTCTAGTACTGTAAACGTTGACACATTTAGTCTTTCTTCTGAAGATTTTCCACAATTTAGTGGTTACATCTCAAAGGGAATGATTCTGACGGGTAGTACTAGTGGTGCTCAAGCAAAAATCACCAATGTAAGACTTATCAGTGATACTGTTGGTACTCTACAGGCATCATTCAGAGTACCTGATGGGGCAAACAATGCCAACCCAACGTTTGAAACTGGTAGGTCAAGATTTAGACTTACCAGTAGTAAGATTAACAGTCAAATTGAAGGGGCCACAACCACTGCGGGAGAAGGAACATTCTATTCACAGGGTGATGTAGATACCACTCAAGAAGCAACACTCTCCTTGAGGAATGCTACTGTTGAAACTGAAGACTTTAGTCAATTGAGAAGTCTTAGTGATAATTTCACATCCAATACCATTGCGGTTGAAAGTGGATTTGATGTTACAACTACAATCGAGCAAGATATCACAAATATCCAGCAGGATTTTATTACTAATGTTACCAATGTCACTAATGTCACTAATGTAACACGTAATAACATTACTAATGTGGTACGAAGACCAACTCCACCACCACGTCCACGCGTTTTTGGAGGAGACCCTCTCGCACAAACATTCCGTGTTGATGATGAGACTGGAATTTTTATCACCAAAGTCAATGTATTCTTCCAGTCAAAAGATGCAAACACTCCAGCAACTTTCCAGTTGAGAGAATGTAAACTTGGAACACCCACAGAGACTGTTCTTGCTTTCTCTGAAGTTGATATTGAACCTGCAGACGTAACAGTCAGTGATGATGGTTCTGTTCCATATACCATTACATTGGATTCTCCAGTGTATCTAAACGGTGGAACTGAGTATGCTATGGTTCTACTATCACACTCGGTTGAGTGGAAGGTATGGATTAGTAGATTGGGTGAGGCTGATGTAAGAACTGTAGACCAAGAGGCTGGTCAGATTCTTGTAACAGAACAACCTCTTCTTGGTTCTTTGTTTAAATCTCAAAATGCTTCAGTATGGACTCCAAGTCAGTATGAAGACCTCAAGTTTGAGATGTTTAGATCTTCGTTTAAACCATCTGGTAACGTTCAGTTCTTTAATCCAAATCTACCCACATCACTTTCACAGATTGATCCGACTGGTCTCTCTATGAATTCTAGAGAAATTAGAGTTGGTCTTGGAACTACAGTTCAAGATACTGACCTAACTGTAGGTAATACCGTTAAACAACTCAATATTGGTGCAACTGGTACGTTGGTTGCATTTGCAGGATCTGCAACATCAAATCTTTCACTTACAAATACTGGTAGTGGATATGTACCCGCAAGTGGTAGTCAATCCTATACCGGAGTCGCACTAACTTCGATTACTGGTAAGGGATTGAATGCTACTGCAAATATTACTATTACTGATGGTTCTGCTACTTCGGCAACTATAAACAATGGTGGTGTTGGTTACGTTGTTGGTGATGTATTAACCCCAGTCAACTTAGGTGGTGTTAATCTTGGTTCTGGAATGCAACTTTCTGTTGATGCAATTCTCGGAAATAACACTTTAATATTGGATAATGTTCAAGGCAACTTTGTAACCAATGCAAGTTACCCACTATACTACGATAACAATAGTGGTATTACGACAGAACTTAATTATGGTGTTGGTGGAGACGTAATTCCAGTTTCTCCAATAAACGTCGTAACCAATGGTGATTATATTAAGGTGTTCCAAAGAAATCATGGTCTATACTCGAATGTAGATAGACTTGATCTTGCCGAAGTAGCTTCAGATACTATACCAATCGGTCTTGCCCAAGAATATAAATTCAATACAACTACATTTATCACTCTTGATGGTGCAGCAACTGAATTCACTACGTTTGAAAATATTGGAGTTGGTGCTACTAACCCTGGTTACATTAAGGTTGGGGACGAAATTATTAGTTATAATGGTATTAATGGTAGAACATTGACTGGTATTGTAAGAGGAGTAGATAATACGACGATTGCAACTCATGATCTGGGAGAACTTGTTACTAAGTATCAATTGAATGGTGTTTCATTGAGAAGAATTAATAGACAACATCAACTCTCAAATGTCAATGAAAGTGATTTGGTAGAGGCACCTATTGGTTTGGATTACTATTACATCAAAATTCAGATGAATGTTGGTGGTACTAATAGAGCACCTGGTAATGCAGATGGATTTGCTCCACTATACTTCAATGAAAGAACTGTTGGTGGTGGTCCAGATGTCACAGGTTCCTATAACCTACCTTTCTCGTTGATGACACCAAAAGTAACTACAATCACACCAACTGGTACTAATCTTATCACTCAAGTAAGAACAGTCTCTGCATCAAGTATTTCTGGAAATCAACAGTCATATGTTGATGAGGGTTACGAACAAATCAATGTCTTCAGTAAAAACTACTTTAACTCTCAGAGAATGATTGCATCACCACTGAATGAGTCTCTATATTTGAATAGTGACACATATCCTGGTCAGAAGTCATTCTCTATGTTATTCAGTATGTTTACTACTGATAACAGATTGAGTCCTGCAATTGACTTGGATAACGCTTCTGTAGTCTTTACTTCAAATCGAGTAAATAGACCGGTTACTGATTATGCATCTGACTTTAGAGTCAATGGTACTGAGACTGATCCAAACTCGTTCATATATGTTTCCAAGAATATTGTTCTTGAGAATCCTGCAACTTCTCTCCAAGTCATATTGGATGCATACATTTCCAATAACAATGATATTAGACTATTCTATGCATTGAATCAAGATACTAAACCGGAAGAGACAGTCTTTATCCCATTCCCAGGATATTCGAATGTTGCAAGTAATGGTGCCATTATTGATATCTCAAACAATAACGGTACATCTGATGTAAAAGTACCTACGATTGATTCCTATCAACCAGAGCCGTCTGTGAACCTCTACAAGGAGTATAAATTCACAATTGATGACTTGGTACCATTTAGTTCTTTCCGTATCAAGATAGTGGGTACATCGACCGATCAGTCTAATGCTCCACTCATAAGAACCCTTCGTGCAATTTCGTTTGCTTGACATGAAACAGTTAATACCAGTAGAAGGAATGGAAGGTTATTTTAGAGACTCCTCAACGGGAGCCATTCTTAATAAAAATAACCTTGAGTTCCAAGCCTATGTGAAAAATAGAGATAGTATGGCTAAGGAAAGACAGAGACTTGATTCTCTTCAATCCGAAGTGTTATCTCTAAAAGGTGATATGAGTGATATTAAGAATTTACTTTCAGATATTACATCGATGTTAAGACCAGACTATAAATAGTCAATATAGAAGTTCTTATATAAATGGCTCAGCCTACCACCAGACAAGAATTCACTGATTATGTTTTGAGACAACTTGGTGCTCCTGTTTTGGAGGTCAATGTTGCTGACGAACAGGTTCAGGATCTTATTGATGATGCAATTCAATATTTTAACGAGAGACATTTCGATGGTGTTACACAGGTATACTTAAAGTATCAAGTAACTCAAGACGATATTAACAGGGGAAGAGCAAGACCACCTGGTGCTCCTCAAAACGAGAGCGGAACTGTCGGTATAGCTTCAACATCTGCAACTACAAATATTGTAGGAACTGCAACAACATTTACATATTATCAGAACAGTAATTATATACAAATTCCACCTTCAATCATTGGAATGAATAAAGTATTCCAGTTTGGTGGTGGAATGGGGCAAGGAATGTTCAATGTCAGATATCAAATGATGTTGAATGACTTTATTGGCCTCAATGGATGGGGTGCATCTGGATATGACTTGACATCGTACTCAATGACGATGAGTTATTTGGAAACAGTTAACTTTATTCTGAACACTCATAAGCAGATTAGATTTAATCAAAGAACTGATAGATTGTATTTGGATATTGATTGGAGTGAGTTACAAGTTGGTGAGTTTCTTGTTCTCGATTGTTGGGCAGCAAATGACCCTAATGAGTATTCGAGAATTTGGAACGATTCGTTCTTGAAACCATATGTAACTGCCCTTGTTAAGAAACAATGGGGTCAGAATTTGATTAAGTTCCAGGGTGTGAAACTTCCAGGTGGTATTGAATTTAATGGAAGACAAATATACGAAGACGGTCAAGCAGATCTTGATAAGATCCAAGAGAAGATGATGAGTACATATGAACTTCCACCTTTAGATCTTATTGGCTAATACATTATGCTCAACCCATTTTTCCTGAACGGTAGTAAAACTGAGCAGAATCTAGTCCAGAGTCTTGTCAACGAACAGTTGAGGATGTATGGAATAGAAGTCTATTACTTACCCAGAAGGTATG